GAGAATGCCAAAAATGATTGGCAAACCATATATGTAAAAAAAATTAAATCCGGAAAGTCATCAGATAAATATAAGTAAGGAGACCAGCCACCAGGGCGTGAACAAGCAGTCCTGTGGCGGTAGGGGCGCCCATCACCACGAAGGGCATACCCAGAGCCTTGCCAATGAAGCTATCAGTCACCTTGTATGTAATTGGAGATCCTATTATGAGAAACACTACCATAACAAAAAGCACGAGCTGAATCTTTACGGGCAGCATTTTGTGTATATGTTATCACAATATTTTTTTTTTACGTTAAATCTAAAAAAAATTTATATTAGAGTAGTATACACCATGGTCGCCAACAACAACAAGAAGACTTTCATCCTAGAGGATGCTGCTGGCAAGGCAATTGGCACTTTCACCGGTGCCTCCCCTGGCATTGCTGCACGCAAGGCTGCTACCAAGGGCCACAAGGACATCATCCTCCGCGAGACCGGTGTTCATGACCGCGTGCGCCTCTATAAGGGCGTTGTGGAGAAGATTGACCCTCCCAAGGAAGTCATGATCGGCGGCAAGCCCGTACTCATCGCCAAGGAGTCCAAGGCAAAATTTATTCGCGTAGAAATGAAGGAGGGCAAGAAGCCTGCCAGTTCTTGAATAAAATATTGACTTCATATATACACAATGGCTCCATCAAAGTATGTTTACACTGGAAAGAAAGATGCTAAAGGCCGCATGATTTTCCGTGGCCCTAAGGGCGGTCTGATTGTCCGCGGACCTTCAGGCAAGAAGATTGCCCCTGCAACAGGATCTGCTCGCGCCCGGTCTCCTATGCGTCGTGCCATGAGCCCTATGCGCCGTCGCTAAGCTGAAATTTTAGTCTGTATAATCCTTTTGAATGTGTTGATTACATTTTCAAATTTACACAAGTTAATAGATTTTTTTACATGATCAAAAGAACTCAGACACTTCAGTCTTGGACACCTTGAAAAACTTGGGGTCTGGTGTAGAAATGTCCAGTCGTTTCAGAGAAACTGCCAATGGTTGCTGCTCTTTCTTTGCCGCCAAGCTTGTGGCATAACTTACACCCCGCTTGTCAAGTTCCGCCTTCGCAATACCTTGCTCCATATGCCCTCTGCAATACCCGCCAGAAACGGCTTGCCGCGAACAAGGTTTGTTCTTTATCGTGTGACCCTTGCACACCTGTTTCCCAGTTGCAAGAACTGTGTGTGCCTCCACAATATCGTCCTTGTACTCTGATACAAGTTTAGAAAAGTCCAAGTTATAGTCCTGCGCGACCCTGAGCAACAAATCATCTACTGCTGCCGACACTATGATGCCTGCGCATTCCTCAAGTTTCTTAATGCCATTTGTTGCATCAACAAGAGCATTTATGAACCTAGAATCCATTTATGATACATCAAGAAAACTCAATATCTATACACCAGTGTGTCGATATATCAAAGAGTCGTAGAAAGTACGATGGCCTCGTCAACAGCATTGGCAAATGCCTTGGTACCGGCAAACTCAAGAACTGCCTCACGGTACTTGACCACGTTCTGGTGCATACCTGAGATTTGTTCATCACTTAGCGAGTCAATCAGTTCCTGGAGCTTAGCACCAGTGTCAATACCACGTTTCTTCAAGTCAAAGAAAGCACCATTGGGACCCTCTGGGATGAGGTCAGAGAGTTTGTCAAATACATTACCATAATAAAGAGGAATGCAGCCCGCACTCAGAGCATCATAGAACTTCTCGGACACATACCCTGGTGCGTCACAGTTCTCGATGACAAGATCAAAGACAAAGTTCTGTTTGTGGTCGACAGAAGACTTATCGTCACGTGACCGGTGGTTTCCGTGACCGAGTTTGATGTTCACACCATCTGCTACTTCGGACCAGTTCATTCCAAACACGGTAATGTCCTTTTGACCCTTGACAAGGTCTTCGCGCAGGTAGTCCAGGCATTTTAGCTGGCACCCAATTACCGAATATTCCTTGTGGTTGAACAACTCGGGACGGCGCTCTAGCACAAGACCCACCGAGCGACCGAAGCCCTTGTTGTTGCGGAGCAGGATAGCCCTGTCGAGAGGGTCATCCAGAGTTCCATGGTGGCAGTTGTGCGGCGTGTACACAGTGGGAAAGTCAGAAGTCAACAGGGGGGTAAAGTATGTCAGGGCGACGTCAAAGTACTCCTGGAGGAACTTGGGAATGCTCCACTGACCTGTGTGGCGGATATTAGGACTCTCCAGGGTATATACAATCCTGTTGAGGTCCTTGCGCTCCTTTAGGAACTCCAGAGGGAGCTCTCCGGGGTTACACAGGCTCACAAGAACAGTAGACCCCTCTGGAATATTGGGGGCGTTGGTGAACCCGTTGAGCAGATTATACTTGCCACCATTGAGACTGTCAAGTCCGCGAAGAAGAGTCATCTGCCACTCGTGTAGGGCAAAGGACTGGCGAGAGTACATCTTCCGAGCCATTAGGAAGTCATCGGTCGCTTTCTTGTTGAAGTGGAAGATGTAGATATCTTGGAACTTCTCAAAGTCATAGCCAAAGTTCTGGTTGCCCTGTGAGAAAAACTCTGGCTTCACAGACAGGCCCGTGGATCCTAGGCGATACCCAAGGTGATGCTTCCGGATAACAGTATGGGGAGCACTCTGAAGCAGCACCTTGCAGAGCTCACGGTCTGGCTCGGGCTTTCCAGTAGGGTCGCGGAACCGCGCATTCCAGATTGGACCCGCCATGATGGCAAGATCCCTGTCCAACATATAGCAGGATGTGTCGATGAGGTAATTCCCTGGACCATATACTGCGTGGGAAATTCCTCCTAGGGACTCACAGTTGTCCTCCCCAACACGGTTTCCATCTGCGTCCATCAGATACCGCAGGCAATAACTCCACTTGGATTTGTTGGAGATGAGCCCGCGGAGCAGATCCGCATACTGGGTAGGGGCCACGACATTGTCATCGTCAAGATATGCGACATAATCAGATGTCACAAGGAAAGGCAGAGAACCGTACACACGGTGTCCGTTCCACCCACCAGCACCCACATTCTTAGGGAGAACAAACTTCACCACGGTGTGTTTGCCTTCGAACTTAGAAAGCACTAGGTCGACCTTTGCCTCGTGTTCCTTGCCATCTACAACAACCCAGTGCTCGATGTTGGGGAGGGTGGACTTCTGGACGGACTCGATGCAAGCCTCGAGGAACTTGCCACCAGTCGTTGGTGTGATAACTGCGAGCTTAGGAAGACGCAACTGGCGCCTGTGGTGCTCGAATAAGTTATACATGACGCCGTCTGGACCCTTGGAGTCAATCTCGATAACATCCTCTACCGAGGGGTCCAGTTTACCCCATTGGGAAGCATTACGGCAAATCGCAATCTTAGGGTGATCAAAAGCAAGGACGCTCAGGATGCTCTGGTCATGGCGACAGTCAATAACATCAGAGTCCTTGCCTGAGTCATTAACCATGTCGAGGTCTAGGCAAAAGTTCATGTATTGCTGGACAAAAGCCCTAGACTCCGGACAGTTCCTGTACACCTGGAAAGACGCCTCTAGCATGATGCTGTCACCTGCATTAGGACCGCCGATGTGATTGAGAATGGACTTCTTGGTCCACTTCTTTACGCGGTAATCATTTCCCTTGGCGCTCCAGTTTCCAAGGCGTTGTAGCAAAATAGGCTTGTCGGTGGTGACAAAGTCAACATATGGCTGGATGGAACGCTCGAAGACTGCTGCGCTGTCAATGTAAACAAGGACCGCTCCGTCTTCCGTCTTGGCCATCACATTCCTTAGGAGGAAACTCTTCCAGGCCCACCACCCAAAACCACGGTTCCCATCCGCGAAATGCCCAGGGAAGGTATCCATCAACCATTCGATGTCTTTAGGGTCATAGACATGGAACTCGGAGAACTCGCCAGTGGTGAGAGCGGAGTGCTTCAGAGCGGCCGCAGAGCCTGCGAAAGACTCGGTCGAAAATGTGAAACCAATGACTCGCATTGTTATAGTAAAGACTAAAATACAGAAAATTTAACAAACAGTATGTATAAACTTTTGTCGATATAGATGTATATCGACGAAACCTTGAGTATACCATAGAAGAACTATTATAAAAATCATAGGAATGGGTTTCATTTACAAGCTAACTTTCCCAACAGAAAAGAGTTACATTGGGCAAACAATTCGTCCTATACTTGAACGCCTCAGTGAACATCCAGTAAAGACAGGTTGTTCAGCAGTATACAATGCCATTCAAAAGTATGGATGGGAAAATGTGAAGTCACAGAAAATCACTAAAAATCATAGGAAAAACTCGACGTGTGTGTAAAAATGCGTTAAAATTCAAAAAAAAAATATTTACTAAAGATATAAACAAGTATGGCAGGAGGACTTAAAAATAGCTGATTGAGTCGAAAAGCGTTTGGGGAGAAGTATGTGGATATCTTCTCTATAAATCCATTGTCATTCCACAACATGTTGTAAAGGCTTCATGTTATGCATTCGCTAGTAATCTGTAAAGATTGCAAGACTGCTTGTTGCGGGAAACCCCTTAGAGCCCAAGGTACCAAGGCTGATTGCGAAAGCTTCAGCTGGCCGAGAACAGAACTCGGGTATGGTAATAATCCTTGGGATTGGGCAATCCGCATGGTAACTTCCTACGTGCGCTATGTCAAGCATACGGAAGGCCGTCAGAGACTGAACGGCAGTCGGTGTCCTATTATGAGTGTAGACAAACTCTAGGATGCTTAAGATACAGTCCACCCCATTGGGAAACCTCTGGGATTAAGTGTCACAGCTAGTCGCCTATGGTGCCCAGGACGTATATCTAACTGGAAATCCCCAAATAACTTTCTTCAAAACTGTGTACAGACGCTACACCAACTTTGCTGTGGAATCTATCCAGCAAACTATTAATGGAAGTGTGGGGTTCGGAAATAAGGTCAGCACACAAATCTCCCGTAACGGTGACCTGATCACGGACATCGTGGTTGAGTTCGTGCTGACCAAGGCCGGCCCCACCTTCTACTGCGCCGAGCAGCTGCTACAGGATGTGGAGCTTGAGATTGGTGGCCAGCGCATCGACAAGCACTACGCCGACTGGTTCCGCATGTACGACTCCCTGTTCCGCATGGACAACGACCGTCAGAACTACCGCCGCATGACTGACTTCGTCAACGACGAGCCCGCCACCGCCGTCAAGCGTTTCTACGTGCCCCTGATAAACAACAATGTCAGCAAAAGCATCACGCCAATCACATCTGGACACTGTGGTTGGGAAAACCGTTTGGACTTCCAGGTGCCCTCTGTGGCATACGTCAGTTGCTAGTGTGTCGATACATAGAGTGTCATTTGTTCCCGGATGCACTCATATCGACATGCAACACTATTAAATTGCGGGAAACCCCTAAAGCCAGAAAAATGACTACCAAGAAATGCTACGGTTGTAAAACCATCAGACAACTTACTGAGTTTCGTAAAAATAAGTCCAAACGTGATGGTCTACACGATGAATGTGTGGAATGCGTCAAGAAGCGTAACAGAGCTGCTTATCTAAAAAATAAGCAAAAGCTCAACGCTGACGCAAAAGCATATCGTGAAGCTCGTCCTGAGGAGACAAAAGCTTATCAAAAAGCTTACAAAGAAACTCACAAGGAAGAAGCCAACCAATACAGGATAGATAATGCCGCATATTTCAAGGCATACAACGAAGCATACAAGGCGAAGAAGAATGCGTGGATTATCGACCGAAGGAAAAACGATATCAACTTCAAGATATCGTATAACCTGAGGACCCGGTTTCATTCGTTCATATCGACAAAAGGCAGGCACACATTTGATGCGCTTGGTATGCCTTGCGATACATTCCTCAGCTGGATCGAGTATCAATTTACCGAAGGAATGACGTGGGACAACTATGCCATCGACTGGCACCTCGACCACGTCCTCCCGGTATCCAAATTCAATTTGGAGAACGAAACCGACCAAAAAGTATGCTTCAGTTGGGCCAACTTTCAGCCGCTCTTCAAGAGCGATAACTGGAACAAAGGCAACCAAATCTTCCTACCAGACTTCTTCAATTGTTTTGTATCGGCACATCGTTTCATAGTAAACAAAAATCTTGATAGTCAGGAGTACCAAACCTTAGTCGAAAGGCTGAGGTGGCTGAGAGCAACAATCTCAGGTATGGTAAAAAGCTCCTGGATGAAGGAAACGGACGCATCGCCAACGTCCGCGACCGAAATGGGCAATCCGCAGCCAAGCCTCTAAGGACGATACGTCAAGTCTACGAGGAAGGTTCAACGACTAAATAGTAGTGGGTTTTTAATGATGGTTTAGACAACCTGAAAAAGCTTAAGATATAGTCTAGTCCCTGTGATGATTAACACAAATATCTCGAAAGAGAGGGTATAAAGGATTCTTTTTTAATCAAACCCCCGGCCTGGCCCTCCCCCTGATTGCCCTACAGTACCACGAGGTGAAGCTTTACTTCACACTGGCATCCACTGTCAACGGTATCACCGCTGTTGAGGGCGGCGCCTCCGTGACCGCTGTCGCTCCCCAGATGAGCGTGTGGGTTGACTATATCTTCCTGGACACCCAGGAGCGCACCCGCTTCGCCCAGCTGCCCCACGAGTACCTGATCGAGCAGCTGCAGTTCACCGGCTCCGAGACCGCCACCCCCTCCGCCAGCTCTCAGTCCACCCAGAACATCCGCCTTAATACAATGGGGCGCAAAAGCATTACGCCAATCACATCTGGACACTGTGGTTGGGAAAACCGTTTGGACTTCCAGGCGCCAGCAATGGTGCAAGTTTTTTGCTAGTGTGTCGATACATAGAGTGTCATTTGTTCCCGGAGACACTCATATCGACATGCAACACTATTAAATTGCGGGAACTCCCTAAAGCTAGAAAAATGACTACCAAAAAGTGTTGTAGTTGTGAAGAACTAAAAGAT